CTGTGCTTGGACCCGGCTGGCTCTTTTTCGCGCACTGGCGGGGCATCTGAGGCCGCCAGAACGGCGCTTGTGACGGGTGCGCCGTCTTCATCGACCCAACCAGGGATCGCGACGCTGGCCAGTCGGGCATGGATGGGGGCCAGCATCTCGGCGTCTTTGGACTTCCGCTGTGCAATCGTGATCGTGCCGTCCTTGGACGTAACCGACACCTCGATGTCGAGGGCTCCCCGCCATGCTGACGACCCACGGGCTCGACCCTGTGCTTCCTCGTTGACGCCGGTGTGATGCACTAGCAGGACAGAGCAACTGAACGTGGCCATCAGCGCCGCGCACGAATCCAACATCTCCTTGGCGTCTTGTGCGCTGTTCTCGTCACCGGACAGGAACCGATGGAGGGTGTCGACGACGATCAGAGACGGTCGCACGGACAACGCCGCTATGGAGTCACGCGCCTTCATCAGTCCTGCTTGCGTGTCGAGATCGCAACCCGACGACGACAGCAGCAGGTTCCCTCGAGGGATCGGGCCGTTGGTCGTCTGCCACGCCGCCAGACGACCGCGCAGTCCGTGGTGACCCTCGCCAGCGAGGTAGACGACCGCGCCGGGCTTGACCTTGGCTCCCATCCAATCGGGGAGGCCCGACGCCATGCGGCAACACCAGTCCAGGACGACGAAGGTCTTGCCGGACCCGCTGGGGCCGTGGACCATCATCAGGGCTTGCGATTGCGCCCAGCCCTTGATGAGCCATGAGATAGGGGCAGGCTGTGCCGAAAAATCGACGGCATCGACGAGCCAGTCGCCGGCCGACGGCGTCAGAAGTGCGGCGAGGTCTTGACCGGCTTGCACATAATCGTTGGCGTCGCCGGGGATCGGCGGAATCACATAGCGAACGCCATGCTTGGCGCAGGCTTGCTCAGCCGCACGAAGCCCGACGTGGCCCTTGTCGTTGTCGGCGACGATGGTGATCCGATTGCCGTACAGCCCCACAAGCAAGCCAGCGACGTCGACGAGGTTGCTTGCGCTGTAGGCAATGACGCACGGTCGGCCCGTGACTTCGTGGACCGTTGCCGCCGTGGCGAACCCCTCGGCGAGATAAATCACGCCATCGGACGGCTTGCCGACCATCCAGAATTTGGCCTTGACTTCGCCACCAGGGTGATACCGCTTGCTGCCGTCGCCCTCGATGTATTGCAGGCTTGAGATGCCGCCGTCGACGTCAAACAGCGGCACCACCAACTTGCCATCCGACGTCACCTTGCTTCCGTGCGGCTTGACGCCCTTGCGTTGCAGGTATGGGTGATCGGCGGGTGCCTCAGGCAACTCCGACCAAACCTGCTCCACCACCTCGGCGACGACCTCACGCTGACGAGCCAGCTCGGCGTCGCGAATCGCCCGCATGTCGGCCATGCGCTTGGCATGTGCGACCTCCTCGGCGGGGGTCATCGACGGCCCGCCCTCGGCTCGCCATGACACGTCAATCTGACGACGCCAGCACCCGAAGTGCCCAGCCGGTCGCCCGTCGCTGTAGGCGATGTACCAGCCGTTTTTTGCTCTCGACGCATCGGACCTGAACCGATGAATCTTGCCGTCGAGAGTCACCGATGACGGCGGATTGATTCCCTCGTAGGCGATGGCGTCGATCAGTTGCTGCTCTGGCGTCCTGTCGTCGACGACAGCGGGGACAAAGGCGCGATCAAGCTTGACCATCGGTGGCTCCCTTCAGATAGAGGGCGATCACAGCGACGGTCGCCGGAGACGGAGTCGTGACGCCATGCATGAGTCGATAGAGCGTGTCGTTGCTGAGTCCGGTGGCCTTGGCCACGGCGGAAAGGTTGTGATCGCGCAGACGCCTGCGGATCTCCTCGATGGTGATCTGTCTTGTGTCGTTCATGCTTGACGTTTGACGCAGATGCGGCTAGAAGTCTACTCACAAGGCGCAACCCGATCACCGGACCGCGCCACAATGGAGGCCAAATGGCCATCAGTCTGAAGCGCACAGGCTCGCTCGGAGCTACTGCGGTCAAGTTTCTTGGATATGGTCCTGCGGGGCACGGCAAAACCCGCGCAATCGCAACGCTGCCGACTCCGATCACGCTCTCGGCAGAAGCCGGATTGCTGTCGATCAAGGAGTTCGACCTTCCATACATTGAGATTGCGACGTTGGAAGACCTTTACGACGCCTACCGTTGGGTGTCGTCGTCCGATGAGGCGAAGAGCTTTGAGAGTGTCGCCCTCGACAGCATCTCGGAGATCGCCGAGGTGCTGCTGTCGGCGGAGAAGAAGGTTCAAGTCGGCGGCAAGGCTCGCGACCCTCGCCAAGCCTATGGCGCGATGCAGGATCGGATGGGAGATCTCATCCGTGCCTTTCGGGACCTGCCAGGGAAGCACGTTTATTTCTCTGCCAAGTTGGAGAAGAGCGCCGACGAGCTTGGAGCGGTCTCCTATGCCCCGTCGATGCCGGGCCAGAAGTTTGCCCAGCAACTGCCCTACTTCTTTGACGAAGTCTTTGCCTTCCGCAAGGAGCAGGGGCACTTCGCATTGATGACGTCGACGGATGGTCTGTGGTCGGCGAAGGACCGCTCGGGTCGTTTGGATCTGTGGGAGCCGCCAGACCTCGGCGCGATTATCCGCAAGATTGCGGGGACGCCATGACCATCGACGAATTGACGGCAGCATGGCGCGAAGCAAAGGATGCCGAACGCGACGCACAAGAACGCCGCCGCGACATTGAAGATCAGATCACGGCGATGCTTGCCATCCCCGCCGACCTCGACGGCACCAGCACCTACGGCGCTCTCAAAGTCACGGGCCGCATTGACCGCAAGGTTGACGCCGATCTGTTGCAAGAGTTGGCACGGGATGCCGGCCTCACCGACCACCTGTCGGCGTTGTTCAGGTGGAAGCCGGAGATCAACAAAAAGGCGTGGGACGCAGCAGCAGATTCAATCACTCGCCCCCTTGCCGGGGCCATTACAAGCAAGCCAGGGCGACCCTCGTTTGCGATCACTGACAAGAAAGAAGGCTGAGCAATGGCGAATCTTGGACGCAGCTACGTTGAAGCAGAGATGCCAAAGGGCAGCAACAGCGGCGACTACACGCCGATCCCCGATGGGTGGTACGACGTCACCATCACCGAGGCCACCGTGAAGGCCACGAAGGCGGGGACCGGCGATTACCTGTCCTACCGTTGCGACGTCGTTGGCCCGACGCATCAGGGCCGGGTTGTGTTCGGAATGATCACGCTCCGGAACCCCAACCCGAAAGCTGAGGATATCGGCAATCAGCAGATGGGCGAGCTGTGCCGCGCCATCGGTGCCGCTCGTCTCGACGACAGCGATCAGCTGATCGGAAAGCGCATGACGATCAAGGTCGTGACCGAAAGCAGTGAGCAGTACGGCGACAAGAACAAGATCAAGGCGATGAAGGCGAGCGGTGGCAATGCGCCGACGCCATCAGCCGCACCTGCTCCCGCCTCCAAGCCGCCGTGGGCGAAGTGACCTGATTGCGAACAACCGGGGGTGCCCTTGGCCCCCTCTTTTTTGGTGATTCATGACCGCCATTCCACCGCCTCGCACGACCATTCAGTCTCTCATCGACGCCCACCACGAGCGCGGCCGGGAGCCGCCACGACCGCACATGGGAGCCTCTGAGTTGGGTCACCCTTGCGACAAATGGTTGTGGCTGAAGTTCCGTTGGGCCGTTGTCGACACGCCGCCAGGTCGCGTTCTGCGCGTCTTCCGTCGGGGTCACATGGAAGAGGCCACGATCCTCAAAGACCTACGCGCCATCGGCATCGAGATTAGAGAGACTACTGGCGAGCAGACTCGCGTGTCGTTTGGTTCTCATGTGTCAGGCTCCGTCGACGCCATCATCGACGCTGGCGTTCCAGAGGCCCCCAAGAAGCCGCACGTCGCGGAATTCAAGACGCATAGCCTGAAGTCTTTCAACGACGTCGAGAAGAACGGCGTTGAGAAAGCGAAGCGAACCCATTTCATTCAGATGCAGGTCTATATGCACGGGCTCGGCATCGACCGCGCCCTCTATGTCGCCGTCTGCAAGGACGACGACAGGATCTACACGGAGCGTGTCAGGTATAACCGCGACGTCGCCGAGAAAGCCATTGCACGGGGCAAGCGACTGGCGCTGGCCGACGAGATGCCGCCGCCTCTGTCGCATGACCCCAGCTGGTATGAGTGCAAATGGTGCCCGGCCTACGGCGTCTGTCATGAGGGTCTAGGCGTCACCGCGCCGCAATCGTGCAGGACCTGCGCACATAGCACCGCCAAGGAGGACAACACTTGGCGATGCGAGAAGCACAACGCCGACGGAATCCCGCTGGGATTTCAGCGCACGGGTTGCGCGGACTACGAGCTGCACGATCACCTGTTGCCGTTTTGAGGCCCCATGCTTCGCCCCTACCAACAACGCGCCATCGACGAAACGCTGGCGTGGATAGCCAAAAACAAGGGCAACCCGTGCATCGTCATGCCGACAGGGTCCGGCAAGTCTCACGTCGTCGCCGGCCTGTGCAAGCACACGATCCAGACGTGGCCAGAGACGCGAGTCTTGATGCTGACCCACGTCAAGGAGTTGATCGAGCAGAACGTCGAGAAGATGCGCCAGCACTGGCCAGCCGCGCCAATGGGCGTCTACTCGGCGAGCATCGGCAAGCGCCAACTCGGCGAGCCGATTACGTTCGCAGGCATCCAGTCAATCGCCAACCGCGCCGACGACGTGGGGCACATTGACCTTGTCGTCGTCGATGAATGCGACCTTATCAGCCACAATGATGAGGGGCGTTATCGGACCTTCCTTGGGCAACTGAAGACGATCAACCCGAACATGGTGGTGATCGGGCTGACGGCGACGCCGTACCGTCTCGGCCACGGCATGATCACCGACGAGCCGGCGCTGTTTCATGGGCTGATTGAGCCGGTGGACGTCGTCGAGTTGCTGACCCTTGGCCACCTGTGCCCGTTGCGCTTGAAGAAGACGCAGCACACCTACGACACGTCATCCGTTCACAAGCGCGGCGGGGATTACATTGAGAGCGAGCTGCAAAAGGTCGTCGACACCGAGGAGCAAACACAGAAGGTCGTCGACGAGATTCTAGCGAATGCCACCGACCGCAAGTCTTGGGTGCTGTTCTGCACCGGCATCGACCACAGCCACCACGTCGCCGAGGCCCTTCGTGCCCGTGGCATCACTTGCGAGACAGTGTCTGGCGAGACGCCGAAGGGCGAACGAGAACGCATCCTGGCCGATTTCAAGGCCGGCAAGGTGACGGCGCTGACGAATGCCAACGTGCTCACGACGGGATTTGATCATCCACCTACGGACCTGATCGGCTTCCTGCGTCCGACGGCGTCGACGCGCCTCATGATGCAGATGGCCGGCCGGGGCATGAGGCCATCGCCGGGGAAGCAGGACTGCATCGTTCTCGACTTCGCCGGGGTGTCCAAGGTCTGCGGCACGATCATCCGGCCGAACGTGCCCGGCAAGAAGGGTGACGGGTCCGGCGAAACGCCGGTCAAGGTCTGCGATGCTTGCAGCGAGCTGGTCCATTTGAGCGCCAAGGTCTGCCCGGCTTGTGGCGCGGCGTTTCCCGAGTCCAAGAAGGCATCCGAGCCAATCGACGTCCGGCTGATTGACGGCGACATTATGGGCTTGTCAGTCAATCCGGACGACCTGCGTGACGTCGAGGTGTCGTCATGGCGCTGGCAGATCAGGAAGTCCCAGAAGACCGGCAAAGAGCAGATTGCGCTGACGTACTACGGCAAGGCGATTAGCGACCGGCCGGTGACGGAGTATCTGTGCGTCTTCCATGAGGGCTATGCCGGTCAGAAGGCGTGGACCACCGTCACCAGCATCGCTCAGCGGTGCGGAAGGCTGCCCGAGGGAATTCTTGCCGATGGCGACGTGATCGCCCTCGTCGAAGCGATGAACGCCGCCACGCCGCCGACGTGGATCCAGTATGAGCGCGACGGCAATTTCGACCGCATCACGAGGAGGCACTGGTGAAAACCGAGCACGAAGAGCAACGCGAGTTCGTTCAATGGATGAGGCAGACGCATCCTACCGTCCGCATCTACGCGATCCCAAACGGCGGCCACCGTGGAGCGAGCCAGGGGGTCAGGCTCAAGGCAGAGGGCGTCACGCCCGGTGTGCCCGATCTGCATGTCCCAGCTCTGCGGCTGTGGATCGAGATGAAGCGGTCCTCCGGCGGCACCGTGAGCCGGGAGCAACGCGACTGGCACGACTATCTGCGGGGGATCGGTGATCGGGTGATCGTGGCGAAAGGGAAGGGGGAGGCGATCAAGGCGATCACAGATCTGCTCTGATCCACCGCATCACAATGCGGCCACAGCACAATCAACACACATGTGCTTGACGCCTGCGTAGCGGGTGTGTAGGCTGTGGATGTGGCCGGCAGGGGTGCCGGGCACGAAACAGGAGAGACACAATGACCGACAGCTACATCCCCCCCGGCGCTGATCACTACTGGGGCGCTGACCTCGACCTCCCCGACACCCGCGACGAACCGCCGGAGGACGACCACCAGATCACCGACGAGCAAGCCGAGCAGTGGGCCGCCGAAATGGGCGAACCCCGCGACCTTGAGGACGTGCTGGCCGAGCTCGCTGAAATCTACGGGGTGCCAGTGTGATGTGCTCTACCATGCGCCGCGCCATCGTGCGCGAGGCCCGTCGCCGCAACCTGCCCGTGTGGGCGTTCCTGCTGCTTATCGAGGTGACCCATGATTGACCCCGACCGCCACCTTCCCGATCCCGGCATCGACGACAGCCCCACCGACGCCGAGCTCGCCAGCGCCGCCGACGGCGTCGACGTGACCCGATGGGTGCTCGACCTCGCCGACACCGGCGAAGACAATGCCGCCCTGCTGCGGTGGGCGCAGGACTGCTACCGAGAGATCATGGATGCGGTGGAGCAAAACCGAGAGGAGCGTGATGCGTGAGTTGGCTCTTTTCGCGGGCGCTGGTGGAGGCATCCTCGGCGGGCATCTCCTTGGATGGCGCACAGTGTGCGCTGTGGAGTGGGACGCCTACGCAGCCTCCGTCTTGGTTGCCCGCCAAAACGACGAAATCTTGCCGCCTTTCCCGATCTGGGATGACGTGCAGACGTTTGACGGACGAGCATGGCGAGGCCGTGTTGACGTCGTGTCTGGCGGCTTTCCCTGCACGGATATCTCTACAGCAGGACGTGGCGCAGGCATCGACGGAGAAGCGTCAGGTATGTGGCGTCACATGGCGCGAATCATCGGTGAGGTACGACCGCGGTACGTCTTCGTGGAAAACTCACCGGCTCTTGTTCACCGAGGCCTTGCCCGAGTCCTCGGTGACCTTGCCGCGCTGGGGTATGATGCGCGATGGGGTGTGCTGGGAGCGGCTGACGCCGGGGCACCACACAAGCGCGACCGAATATGGATCGTTGCTGCCGACGCCAACAACGACGGCCGTGTCGACGACGAAGACGGAACAGACCTACGCCCGCAACATGAGCCGCACGGGTCACCCGACGTGGCAGGCTGTGCTGGCTGTAGCGGCAAGGAAGTGGCCGACGCCCACGGATCATTCATGGAAAGAGAAAGGATATCCGGCGGAATACAATCGGGCGACTTCGGGGCTTGGTTCAGTCGTGCTGAAGCCGCATTTGTGGCCGACGCCACAAGCGAGCGATTGCCGCAACAGAGGCAACGCGGACACACCGGCAGTCGCCAGACGAATCGAAGCCGGCAAACAAATCACATTGACCATGACGGTGACTGGTGGGCAACTGAGCCCGACGTGGGTCGAGTGGCTCATGGGGTGGCCGCTCGGATGGACCGACTGCGCTGTCTCGGCAACGGACAGGTTCCAGAAGTGGTGCGCCTCGCATGGCGCACGTTGATTAACGACTGAAGGAGACGACATGAAAAAGAAGCCCCCCCGCATCGCCCTCAACATCGATCTGAAGCCCGCCGAACGTGCCGCCCTCGACAAGGCCGCCGCCGCCGTCATCGACGAGCGTGGTCGACCCATGCGCTTGTCGACATGGGCGCGTCGTGTGCTGATTGAAGCCGCGAAAGGCCAGCCATGATCGCCCGCATCCTTGCCGTATTCGGTATCCGTGTCGTCGACCTCGACATGGTGCATGTGCCCCTCGACAAGTGGCACGAGATTGTCGGCGAGCGTGATCGCTTGCGTGTCGAGGTGGAGCGGCTGCGGTCGCTTGTGAGAGGTGGGGTGTGAGCCCTATCGATCTGCGCCTAGGGCGCTGGCAGGACGTGCTCGCCGGTGTCGAGTGCGACGCGCTGATCTGTGATCCGCCGTACAGCGCCAATACTCACGACGGACACAACGAGATGGGAGCGCAGATGATGGCGCTCACTGGACAGCATACCCGCGAGCCAATTGCCTACGATGCATGGGCCGCCAACACCGTCGCTGAATTCGTCGGGTCGTTCGCTGGACGTGTGCGCGGTTGGTGGGCGTGCATGACGTCGCATGACCTCATCCCAGCATGGGAAGCCGCCTACGCCGCCGCTGGCCTCTACTCATTTGCACCCGTCGTCATCATCCAAAAGCGCCCGCGCCTTGTCGGGGATGGGCCGTCGTCGTGGGCCGTCTACATGATGGTGGCACGCCCAAGGAACGTGGAATTCAGCCGCTGGGGGTGCCTGCCGGGGGCTTACGACTCGGTCACAGTCAAAGGCAGCGGCATCGCCGGCACAAAGCCATTGGACCTCATGCGCGCCATCGTCCGCGACTACTCCCGCCCTGGCGACCTCGTCTGTGATCCGTTCGTCGGCTCCGGCACGACGGCACTTGCCGCGCTGTCGGAGGGTCGCCGGTTCGTCGGCTCCGAGCAGAAGCCCGAGCACTACGAAATCGCTCGACGACGCCTAGACCGAGGCTATACACCCACGATGTTTTGAAGGAGAGGACACCATGCACGACACCGAAGCACCGACGATGACGGACAAAGAACGAGCGGAGAAAGCAGAGCGCCAATTGTTCGAGGTGGGAATACAGCTCGTCGCAGCGACAGACCAAAATGCGCGGATGCGGTCGACCCTCACCGAGATCCGCACATGCGTACGCCACAGCAGCACCACTAGCCTCCGTGGTGACCTGATTGTCGCCCTCGCCGTCCTCGACGTCGTCCCAGGCGACACATTGGAGCGCCCATGATCGCCATTCTTTTTGCCGTTATCGTCGTCAGCGTAGCTGTCGGCCTTGTCTACCTCGCCGACGTCTGGGAGAGACGGGAACGCGCCCGCCGTCGTCACGAGGCCCTGCAATCCTTCTATGGACGTGAGTCATGACCCGAGTCCGCGGAACCGACAAACTCGACCCACCGTCGACGTACCAGCGAATCATCGAGCGTGGGCCATGGGCCAGCTACGCCCGCTGCGAAGAGTGCGGCGTCGACGCCGGCCGCGCCTGTCGCGACATGAGCGACCGTGAGGCGCTAGAGGTCTGCGATGAGCGCCGACTCGTCATCAACGACAGCGCCGCCCGCTGCCGTGTGCGGAACGTCGACGACGAGAAGCCAGAGAAGTCTCGCCGCGACAAGCCGCCAGCGAGCGACAAGCGCACGAGAAAACGGCGAGAGGAAGGCAAGGCGGGCCAGCCGGTGTACGTCGCCTGTCACCACTGTGGCGAGCCGACCCGATTGTGGGGGCAGGGCCTGATCTCAGGCCGCACATGGTGCGCGGCTACAGAGTGTCGTCGTCACAAGGGCAGGGTGTATCGCGCTGAGCGCAAGGGCCAAAAGCAGCAGACGGAGACGGTGCCTTGTCATTGGTGCGGCACTGCTTTGCCGGTCACCGGGCGACATGGTGCCGCTAGGCCGTGCTGTGGCGACGTCGCTTGCTCGTCTGCAATCAAGTACGAGACGGCGAGGCATCGGGCGGCTGCTACCCCGTGACGACGAGAGGATACCCTCTGACCACGCGATAGCGCCTCGGTGACGCGCCCCACATGACCTCAGCCTGTAGGGTGCGCCGGTCGATTTGGATGACCTTCGCTGGTGCGCTGTCGGTCGCATAGATGACGTCGTCATCGTAGGCGAGCGCCATGATCCAATGCTCGCCTACGTCATCGCCGGTGTAGTCCACATGCAACCACGCGAACCCGTTCCGTGGTTGGATTCCGTGACGGTCGATTGCGTCGCAGATGGCCACCGAGATCTGCCGCGCCGACATGGCCCCTTTCGCCACCGTCCAGGCTGACTCAGGATCGGGGCAAGAGAACCCCGCAGACCGCGCCAAACGTGGCAGGACGGCCAGCGACGAGCCGGGTGCCCATACGGGCGGGACCGCCATCACGGCGCGTTCACAGACCGTCTGAGGCGTTGCGCCAGCGCGGGCACCCGATGCCCGCTGTGCTTCAGCCAGACTGGTCGCCGTGCATCCCCACTGCGCGACGGTCTTGCCGCCGTGACCGTAGGGAGACGCGCCCCAGCGGCGGTCGCCTTGCCACATCACGCGAGACGGGAGGGGCCAGCCGTGCATTATCCGCTCACCGCCATGACGACGTCGGGCTCGCCGTAGAATCGAGCCTGCTGCGCGGCCTGCTCAGGGGACATGGCCCACAGGTAGCGGGTGCGGCCGTCGACGTAGTGGGCAACGTAGCGCCTCACTGGCGTTCCTCGATTCGCTTTGCGGCGTCGTCGACGATGTCTGCCACGGCGTCATTCTTGGGGTCGTCGTCGCTGCGAAGGCGAGCGGCGTACAAGCGAAGCGCGAAGCCGGCGACCTCACGGAGCACGGCATAGACGCCGCCACCTGCAAGCATGGCCTGCCACTCTGCGGCGACGTAGTTAGCGAGTTCCACTGTGTCCTCCGTTCAAAAGCAGCGCCTCAAGTCGGTCGAATCGGCGGTCCATCTCGGCCTGCATCTTCTCGACGGAGGACGCCACCATCGCCAGCGCCTCCTTGCTGGCCTTGTCGCTTTTCAGGTCGGCCGTGATTTCCTCGAGCCGTCTCACGCGAGCCTGTAGCGCCGCCCACGCCGCTGCGCCACCTGTCGCCGCCGAGAGAGCACCAATGGCAATCTGCTCAATCACGCCACACCTCGAAACCACGCGCCGCAGAGACGGACGGTGTCGTAGCCGGTCGACCACTCGCGCTCGACGCGCTGCTTGTTTTTCTTGAATGCCCAATCGTTAACGGCGTCCACGTCGACGTCCAGCCCGTCAGTGCGTCTCGACTTGCGTTGCGAGGGAGCCCACAGCAGAGCACGGGGGATCGCAGAGAGAATCGCAGGGACGTCACCTGGACGGATGCGGTTGGCCGGGTCCATCGGTGCCTCGCCGAGACGCACGGACACACGAGGCTCTGGCTTGTGGTCCCACACGTTGTCCACGGTGTTGTCGCAAAGCCCGCCGTCGCCATACAGGCGCACATCGGGAGACAACTCCGTCCCGATTGAAGGGATGACCGCCGCAGGGACCACGCCGCACATGAAAGACGATGAAGCGATGACCGCCTCGCGCACCACAATGCGCGGTGTGCTGTGCTTCGACAGGTATACGGGCCTCGCTCTGTCGAGGTCAGTCACGCACACCACAAGCCCGCTGGTTGCGTCTCCAAGTCGTGCGCCCTTGCCGATGTGCATGTCAATGAGGTCGCCGATCACGTCGAGTGAAAACAAGCCCCCACGAGGGACGCTGGCCGGCGACAGCGCGAGAGTCTGCCCACTCTCCAGCACGTCGACGAGCATTGCGACAATGACCTCGTCGGGCAGACCAAATGCCTTGCACGTCGCGACGATGGAGCCCGCCGATGCGCCGCTCCAGCCGAGGACTTTTGCGTGTGCGTCGACGGCAGCAGCAGCACCGGCGAGGTAGGTGATAGCGGGGCCACCTCCGCTGATACTGGCGTACACTGGACGACGTGACATGTCGGTCACGGTATCACCGCGACGGGGGAACCGGAACCCCCACCAACGCCGCCACTCGGTTTGCCCGGTGGCTTTCTGGTGCGGCGTTTCTTGCGCTTGTCGTCCTCCTCCTCGTCGGTTTCAGAATCGTCGACGTCATGTAGCGACGCCTGCTCGCTATTGAGCAAACGGACGGCAATGACCTTCACGATCCAATCACCTACAGCCATGCCGAAGCCGACGACGACACACTCGACGAGAAGGATGATCAACTCCAACATGTCCATGGTCACGCCCTCCCGTCGTAGCATGAGCCATCCCGCCAGAAGCGTTGTTCGGTGTAGACGACGATGTCGGCGGTGAATCGGCCAGACTTGCGCTCGATCCAAAACTCGCCATGTCCTTGCGTCCATCCTGTCGGCCCCTTGATGTACGAGCATTTGTCGACGGGAGCGAGGCACGGCAAGCCAAAGGCACCACGCACATGCTGCGAGCCCTCAGGCCCAGCGACGGGCATCGTGTAGAGCTGTGCGCGGTGACAGTGCCCGATCACCAGGTTCGTGCCGTATCTCAGCAGGTGCGACTTGCAGTAGGCATCGCCAGCGAACACGCCATGGGTGAAGCCGAGGTGCCCGATCTTGTGAACCTCACCGTATGGCGTCGACGTGATGGCGTGGTCGACGAGACGAAGCGCGGAGGCCCACGTCTCCATTCCTGCGAGTGCCGGCGCTGTCTTCGCGACGAAGCGCCTGTAGCGGTCCTCATGGTTGCCCTCGACGTAGTGGATCGGCTTCTTGCCCATGATCTTGCGCAGTCGCGACAACTCGTCACGCACCTGCTCAAGCTCGGCGAGGAACGCTTGCCGTGGCTCTCCGTCGTCGTGCAACGACACCGCCGCGAAGTCTGCGAAATCGCCATTGATGACAAGCCGGTCAGGCTTGCAGTCCTCGAGACGCTTGATGAACGCCGCCCACGCAAACGGGTCATGAAAGGGGACATGGACGTCGCTGCATACCATGACGTGCTCGACGTCGGCCCGCAGTTTCCCCTTGCGCCGGGTCACCGCTCCACTTCCGTGGTGTGCGTCGGCTCGACGTCGGGGTAGTGCCAGTGGGGATACTCGCCGACAGAGCGGTGGTTCATTGTGCGCGTCGCGATGCTCATGCCTCCGAGGTAGTCCGCAGAGATGCGACCACCGCCGAGATGGCGACGCACGAATCCGGGGCAAGCGTAGGTGTCGGAGATGACGACGACGACGGCGTCACCGATAACGGGTGTGCGGATCTTCATGAGCCTCCTAGACAACAGGCCCCACAAGGGGGCCTGTTGCGTGTCACGTTGTCGTCGACGTTCAGCCGATCTTGCGGACAATCAGGCTGAAGTCACGGATGGTCAGGGCGTGACCGTTGGTGCCGACGCGCACACGAGCCTCGACGGTGTCGCCGACAGCGGTCGGCGAGAACACGGCGTAGGCGGCCGGCATACCCATGCGCGACGCCGTGGACAGCTCGGTCTTGCGCGAGCCCACGCCGATCTGCGCCTTGGCCGCGCCACCGACGCTGGCCCAGATCTCGACGTCGACAACGGCACTGTTGGTCGCGATGCCGTCGCCGACGATGGCGAAGACCTCATAGTCGCCGATGCCGGCGGGCTGGGCGACAGTGACGACGCCAGTCGAACCGACGAACGAAAGAGCGCCGCCAGCGTTGTTCTTGGCGACGGTGTAGAGCGTCGACGAGAGGATGGCCTGCGGCGTAGCAGCGGCGGC